TTCCGTAAGACCAATTAACCAAGACAAGGTGAATCAATGAAATTCAGGTTCATTATCCCACACGAGAAGACAAGGTTCATTCTTCGTGGCCCTGTGAGTGATAGTCTGTGGAACATGGCGAGGGACGCGAGGGTCCATGGCATGACCATGGTTGGTCTTCCCAAGTACATCCTGCACATACTTTTCTGGTGGCGGAAGGCTAGGGGAGAGAGTGAATGACAACGGACCAATGGCTGAGTCTGATTAACTCGGTAGGATTGCCAACATTCTTTCTGTTGGCCCTGCTATTTATCTGCTGGCGATCCCTCAAGGGTGTGTCTCCTTTTCTCAAGGAAGCCTACCAGAGTCACATGGCCCTGGTGGAGGATGTACGCTCATCTGTCCAGGAGCAGACACACCTGTTGAAGGAACTCCAAAGTGATAGCAACAAGTCCAATACAGCACTACGCCATGCGGCTGATGCAATAGAAGTGATAGCACCAGAGGACACTCGCATGGAGGTTGCCATGCACACGAGCCAGATGAAGAATTCTCTAGGGGAGGGCTGACTTGACTACAAGGGGGACACACCTTGTCGAATGTTCTAGTGATTGGGGACACTCACTGTCCGGTGATGCTTGATGGATATGTGAGCTTTCTGCTCAAGATGCAGAAGCAGTGGAACTGCCGAAAGACCATCCATATAGGAGACGTAGTTGACTGGGCGAGTATCAGCTACCACGAGAAGAATCCTGTCCTGCCTGGTGCAGGAGACGAGTACAACAAAGCCCTGGGTCAGGTCCAGGAACTCTACCGTGCTTTCCCACGATTGACAGTCATGACCGGGAACCACGACGATCTGCCAGCCAGGCAGGCCCGCTCCAGTGGTATCCCACCTGAACTACTGAAGTCTTACGCCAAGATATGGGAAACCCCCAAGTGGGACTGGAGGCCCAGGTACAGCAGTTACGTCTACGAGGGCGTGACCTACGTACATGGGGACCGGGGCAAGGGCGGTATGCAAGCTGCCATGAAGAATGCCAAAGAGAACTTTACCTGCTGGGTACAGGGCCACCTCCACTCACAGGCTGGGTGTGCCTACTTCGCCAACCAGGATAGCGTGATCTTTGGCCTGTCTACTGGCTGTGGGCTGGACCATGAGGCTATGGCCATGGACTATGGGAAGAGGTTCAGTGCCAAGCCCATGATAGGCTGTGGCATTGTCCTCGGAGGTCGTCAGGGACTCTTTGAACCCATGCCGTTGTAGATGGCAACCCAGAAGGGGAGCCCCGTCTCATCGAAAGAGATCCTCAGATCGTAGACATTGTTCCTGATAACAATCTTCTCATCGACAAACTCTTCACTGAGGCTTGCCATGTACTTTTGACCGTCGTATGGCCCGCCCGTCATCTCCACAATGGAGTGAGTACTGGTCATGTAAGAGCCTCCTTAACTCCAAGGCTGCTTGAAAGACTTCATGATTCAGGCCCAGGTTGGCATCCTTCACTGCCTCCCACAACCTCTCCACCTCCAGCTTCATCTCCTGACTCTGCATCCGGCGATACTCTAGTTCCGTCGAGGTGTCGCCCAATGGCATCGTGTATTCCTTCAAGATCCGACACATAGCAAACAAATACCCATTCCTTAAGATTCCTGCGGTGTAGGACCACTGGCTTATCACCTAGTAGCCTATCCCCGTCTGCCTGTTCCAGCGCATCATAGAGGTTAAATCTCTCCACCCTCTTAACCTCCAGGTGCAACCCCTCAAGGCCTTGGATGTCTGCTGCGCCTTCCCTTCCGCAGTATTGTACTGAACGCCTATATGAGCCGCCTAGAGCGTCTGAGAGGGCCTTGCAGGCTTGGCGTTCACCACGTTTACCCTTATTTCTGCTCATGGTTCCCATTTGCCATTTCCTTTCGTTTGGTAGTATCTCCAAAGGGTGATTTGCAGACAGGCATAACCCAATTAACCCTGGCCTGGTGTTGTGCTCTTTTGGTTCTATCTCTATCTGACCAGGAGTCCTGTATTTCTTTGGAGACCCGCTTGATCCTCCGGTTCATGAGATCCTGGGCGAAGGTACTGGTGTTACAGTCGATGATTGCCCAGACCTCTTCGTCGCTGGCCTGATCCTCTATACCGATAGGTGATATGAACTTCCTCTTCTTCAGGAAGGTTTTACATCTCCCACAGTGCCTTGAGGATCGCTGTCTTGTTTGGATTTTGAAGGTCGTTTTACATCGCCTACACTTCGATTTTCGTACCCTCCGAACGCTTGTCGGTTTGGGTTGAACGTGGTCACGATCCACTCGCTTTTGACTGGACCGTTCCTTCTCTTCGCTATGCGAATTGGGTACTCGTTCGGGTCCGCCTTTTCGTTCATCTTGTGCCGCCAGCAGAGGAATACCACGATGTCGGCATCCTGCTCTATCTGGCCTGATTCCTTCAGGTCGGCTAGCTGAGGGTTCCATCTCTCACGCCTTTCAGATTCACGGGATAATTGGCAGAGGGCAATGACTGCACACTGGCACCGCTTGGCAACCTGCTTCAGCCGCTGACTGATCTCAGTCACTTGCTCATACCGTCCCGACTTAGTGCTACCCAGCAGTTGGATGTAATCCACTGCCACTAACTTTGTACCGTTTACACTGCAATGATTTTCTATGAGACTGCAAATTTCGTCTATCCCATACGCCTGGTCCTCTACATAAATAGGTGCCTTCTCTCCGTAGATTCTACGCACATTCTCAATAACAGACTTGGGGTGTGCCTTAACTTCCTTCCCATCGTGAGTGGTATTAGAGAGGATGGCCCTGCGACCTAACTCGTAGGCACTCATCTCTGCGGAGATGATAAGGCAGGGTGTGCCCCCTTGGGCTACGTTGTCCACCCACTGCATTGCAAAGGCTGTCTTACCATGGCCAGGGCGGGCACCAACGACACACATCTCACCTGGTGCTACGCCTTCAAAGGAATCATCCAGGTCCTTGATCCCCGTCTTGAAGTAGACTTCCTCCTCACTGCTGTACCTCTTTACAAAGCCAACAGCCGCCTCTCCCAGGGTCCTGGTCTTGGTCTGCATGTTCTGCCTACCATTGACCATGGAGTAGGCCTTCCGCACCGTATGCTCTATCCACTCTTGACGTGTGCCCTTTTCGTACTTGTTCTCTTCCGCCCAGATACAGATAGCGTTTTCAATGTCATAGGTAGGAACCCGGAGTCTGACCAACTCACAGGATATGCTCATGGCTAGTGAACTGTGACTCCTGTCCTCCAGGCCCTCCATGTCACCGTGCCATCTGCGGTATAGCAGGCATTCCTTCCTCTTGAGTAGACCTGATACCTGGGATGCAAGTATCCCCGATACCTGCTCATCGAAACTGACGCTCGGTTCCAGTGGAGTACCCAGGTTGCGACCAATGAACTGCAGGTCAGTTTCAGTGCAAAGGGGCACATCTTCCAGGGGCATTGGCTCCCAGTCAGAATCCATGTCCACGAAGTGGCTCTGATTCCAGTAGGGTAGGCGAATGAGATTGCCCAACCCCTTACCCGTCAGGCGATCCTGGCGAGGATAAATTTCAGGGTGGCTGGCATCCATGTGGGTCCACATGGCCTGCCAGAACGAGCGAGGCACCCAGGCAGGCGTAGGCTGATCAAACATCAACCAGACGTGGCTACCGGACCCGCTAGAACTGATTTCCACAAGAGGTTGAAGACCAACATCAACTAGGGTGTTGTAGATGTCCTGTGTATCGTGACGCCAGTTGGGGTTAGCTTCCCCATGGTTGTCTACGTCTACGCAGGTGCATCTCACAGTGTTATCAGGCCGGAGGAGGTAGAACCCGAAACACTTCTCACCCGTTAGGTGATGCCGCTCATATTCCTCCTTGGTCAACCAGTTCTCCACCCGAACAGGCCGGAAGTTACTGTTGCCCTGTTGTATGGCAAGGTAATCTTCTCGGCCTCGAAAATGTTCAAGAATTATCTCCGTCCTTGTCGTCCCCATACCAATTCCCGTAATTTTCAATCATGAGTGTAATGTACTGACGCGCTTTGAGCAGGTCTTCTTTCCCATTCTTCGCCGTGAACCGGCAGAGATACTTCACGCAGTTTCCTGCGGTGTAGTCCAGGCCTAAGAGTTGGATGGCCTCCACTACCTCGATCTTGCCTAGAGTATAGTGCTTGGGCTGCGTAATGGGATCTCTCTTCTTCACCCCATCGCTACCGTCACCCCGATCCTTCATCGTAACACCTCCCGCTTCATTATCTCTTTCGCAATGACCTCGATTACTTGCGGGACGACAGCGTTACCTAGTCCTTTAACTCTGTCCATCCGACGGGGAATCCCATGAGCCATTCGCACCATTCCGGTGTCAGGGGGCCACTCTCCTGAGTTCGCTCCTGTACAACTGCACACAGGTAACGCCTCTTCAGCATGTGTTTCTGGGACTTGCTCCCGAGCGGACCCACGCTTTTCCACTCGCTCGCTCGTAGCGTTGGCCACGATAAAGATCCTGTCCCTGCGGTGCGGTGCGCCAACGTGGGAAGCGGGAATGCAGTGCCATTCCGCATCATACCCGATCTTGGCCAACTCTCCGAGAACTGCTCCCAACCCCCTAGTAAGCAACGCTGAGACGTTCTCCAGTAGAATCCATCGGGGTCGGAGAATTCCAGATATGCGAATGATCTCATGAAACAAGCTGCTCCTCTCTCCGTTAATACCAGCCCCCTTACCAGCCACCGAGATATCCTGGCAAGGGAATCCACCCGCTATCAAGTCCACCTGCAGCTTATCCTCCGACCAGTCCTCTGGCGGAAAGGTCATCACGTCATCCCACCTTGGAACGTCGGGCCAGTGTTTGGCCAGTACCTTCCGGCAGTATTCGTCAAGCTCGACCTGCCACCCGCAGGTCATGCCAGCGCGGTCCAGGCCTAAATCAATTCCACCGATTCCCGCAAAGAGACTGCCGTATTTCACTGCTCTTCTTCCTTCTCAGCAGCCTTGTCCTCCACATCCTTGAAGGACTTGTAGTCCTCTATATAGACGGGTGTGGTCTCCCCCACCCAGGCACCCACGACATTGAACTCAAAGTATTCCCTGGCCTCTTCGAGTGTCATGCCTCCCTCGACCATCTTTGCCAGCATCTTGTCAACGTCGTAGGCAACAGCAATAAGCTCAGGCCTCCGGGCCAGACCCACGATGCAGTCGTCAAATCCATCTGCGGTGAGGATGGGCTCCTCTGCCCAT